CGCGAACGCTGGCGCCGTGTACGGCCCTGGCGGCGGACGAGACGACTGGATCCCCGCATGGCTGTCCAATGGGGAGCACGTCCTCACCGCCGCCGAGGTGGCGGCCGCGGGCGGGCAGGACGCCGTGTACCGGCTGCGGAAGATGATCCGCGATGGCGACATCCGCAACTACATGGAAGCTCGGCGGTTCGCTGACGGAGGCGCCCTGTCCGCGTCGTCCCCGTCCATCGCCGGCTCGGGCGCCGTGTCCGTGAAGCAGCTCCGCAAAGCCATGGACGGGATGAACCTGGAACTCACTGTGGACGGGCAGACTACCCTGACTACCAGGATGAAGTCCGTCGCTGACGGGCGCATCGTCACCGCGAACCGGATGATGGGAAGATGACCGCATGGCAACGATGAAAGCTTTCACGGCGCAGCACACGGGGATGCTGTCACTGCAGCCGAACCCGTCCCCCGAAGGCGCAGCTGCGATTCCCGTGTACGTGAAGTCCGACGACAACCGGGTGCTGATCTGGCATCCGACCGATTCGGAGTGCATCAGCGACCCGCTGGCGCCGATCGGCGAGGAAACCACGTACGCCCAGGCCGGGTCGGCGGACACGACCGCGGTCCGTACTTCTATCGGGGCTGACATCATCTCTGACGAGACCGGCCACGTCGCCGTCAAAGGTCATATTGTCGAAGCGAACGAGGAGACGTTCTCGGCCGGCTTGACGACCTTGTCTACGGCGGCAGGGACTCTTGACCGGTGGGGCCAGTCCGCGGAGCCTCTTTCGTACACGATCACGTACCGGACGAAAGGTAAGGCCGACTACGAGACGCTTCGCGCGCTGACGCAACGCCCCGGCTACTTGATCGTCGCCCATGACGGTGACGCGTGCAGGATTCCGTCGTGCACGATCCGTCCGATCCGCGTGGTTGCCGTGCAGAAGGCTACTGCCCAGCAGACCGAGTCGCGATTGGCCGGTACCGTCCAGTGGGAGCTGTCTGTCACAGAGCGGCCGTCAGAAATGGTCCGCCACACCGAGCAGTGGCTCGGCATGTACGGCACCCGGATGGGGTCCTGGGCGCCGTGCGTCACCTGGGGGGAGTGGCTGGACTGGGAAGCAAAACTCGCAGCCGGTGACGTGAAACGGAACGTCACGTACCTGTGGGGCGGGGCTACACATCCCGAGGACGACAAGCTGCTCGGTGGCGACATCTCGGAGAACTGGTCGCCGCACGGAAGGCCGACCCGTGGCGGCGGTGTCCGCACGGTCACGCCGACGGCCGGCACGTCCTCGTTCCGGCAGGTGCCGGTCGGCCACACGGTCGAAGTGTCCGCTTACGTGCGACGCATCGGCAACGACCCGGACCTGTCAAACGTGCACGTCGGCTTGTGGTTGTCGAATGGGAAAGGCTCCGAGTCCACGAAGCGTTCCTTCGACCACCCTGACCGACAGGAGCGCGGCAAACCGGACGCTAACAGGTGGGTGTTCATGAAGTCGACGACCACGATCCAGGCCGGCGCGGACTGGGTAGCCCCGTGCCTGCTGCTCGACGGCGACCCGCTGCCCACAGTGGAATTCGCAGAGGTCGGTGTCGCCGACCTGTCGTTGTCCGATATTCCGGACATCACCGCACGCACGTACGACGACGTGTGCAAGTACGTGGCGGGGATGCCGTCATGAGGCCCGGCCCTAGCCTGTTCGACATGGCCCAGCCGGCCCGGTGGCGTGTCCGCGTGGACGTCCGCTACGGCGGGAAGATCGAGTGGCGGGACCTCCCTGTCTACAACGTGCAGCTGGACTGGGGGAAGCTCGGCACGAAGGCCGACTCGAACCCGTCTGCGCCGGCCAGGCTTACGCTGAACGCCCCCAGGCAGTTGGCAGCGAAGGACCCGACTGACCCGTTGGCGAACTACGGGCAGGAGTTGTGTCCTGTTCTGGAGATCCGCCCTCGCGAGGGTGAGGGGTGGGATGTTCCGTTCGGACACTTCCGTATCACGGAGTCGCCCGCGAACCCGGAGGAGGCAACCGTATCCGCGAAGGACATGCTCCTGGACCTGGAGGAAAACCCTCTCCCGTTCCCCCACTCGCCCTGGCTGGGCGGCACGCTCCTGTCGGAGATGCGTCGGCTGAACCCGGTCCCCGAGCACACCTATATTTGGGTGGACCCGAAGGTGCGTAACGCCGTACCGATGGCGTCTTTGCAGATGCCGCCGAACAGGCTGGCGTCCGTGATCATGCTCGCGGACTCGTGCGGCGCTGACGTGCGCATGGGGTACGGCGGGAAGATCGAGGCGTACGCCCGGAGGACCGACTGGCAGACCCCCGACGAGACGTACCCGCTGTCGTCCGGGCTGCTCGTTGATGCCCAGCGGACAGAGGATCCGTCCGGGCGGCTGCCAAACATGGTTGAGATCAACGCAAAGGGGAGCGGCACGAAGTCTTACTCCTTGTCTGGGAACAAGTCCTGGGCAGACGCGATCAAGCGGTCGGAGCATGACACCGAGGTGGATGAGGCTTTGAACCTTTTGTGGGAGAGCAAGCCTACGACGTCGGCGTGGGGGCAGAAGGACGAGCTGTACCAGAACGCTAAGAACACCGCCTGGCAGTGGCGGCATAACCTGTGGCCGGGTTGGGAGCGTGAGACCGACGACAAGGGCAAGACGACTGGGTGGAAGTCGGCCTACACGTACGACTTTCATATCGGCATGCAGTACTACGGCGCCCCGTATGACCCGAAACACTACGGTCGGGTCACGAAAGTCACCGACCTGTCGTCGGATAAGTCCTGGTCGAAGATGGTGGAGCAGGCGAACGCCGACGCTTTCCATGCCCGGGACCGGCTTCCCTCGTGGAAGGTTGAGATGGCGTTCGACCCTCGTGTCGAGATCGGCGACCTCCTCGCCTTCGAGATCAAAGAGGGTGAGTGGATTGCTATCATTGTCACGAGCTACTCGTGCTCGCTGTCTGACGTGTCGCGCACGATGACGGTGATCGGACGGGAGGCTCGCCGCCACCTGTAAGGGAGGAGACCGCATGAGTGATAGCAGCCTGTACCTGGCGCTCCGCGAGGGCAGTCAGGCGTCTCAGCGTCGTGACACGACGATCCGCTGGGTGAAAGGTCGCGTTGTCGACACGGCTAAGACCGACCCGACCCTGCCGGCCGGGTGGGTGCGCGTCGGCATGCCGTACGACAAGCCTGAAACGTATGTAGCTGGGGAAACGCCCGGCCTGTACACATGGCAGGGCGCAATGGTGACCGTCCGCCTCCACCCGGACGGGACGCTGCTGGCGATCACCGACGGGCAGGACGAGCCTGGGGATGAGCGCACGCAGATTGAGCGCCTCGGCCCGGCCGGCAAGGAAATTGCCGACGCGATGAACGACGCGACGAACGCGAAGAAAGCCGCCGCCGAGGTCAAGACCCGCGCTGACAATGCGGCGAAGGATGCTGCGGCTGCCGCCCGGGATGCGCAGACCGCTAGGGCTAAGGCCGAGGCTGCCGCGGCTTCGATCGGCACCGTGCAGGACTCCGTGAAGGGTTTGGACGGCCGGATCACCGCCGCGGACAAGGCCGCGAAGGATGCCGCCAGTGTTGCGGACGCGGCGAAGACCACCGCCCAGCAGGCCGCGGAGACAGCGAAGCGCGCCGAGGACGCGATCAAGAACAGCGGCGACAATGCGAAAGCTGTGGCCCTGGCCGAGGAAGCGAAGTCGCTGGCGCAGGCCGCGCAGACACTCGCCGGGCAGGCAAACACGAAAGCGCAGGACGCCGCGAACGCCGCCGCGACCGCTACGCAGAAGGCCGCCGACGCCGACACGGCGGCGAAGAAAGCTGACGCGAACGCCAGTGCGGTGAAAGCTGCCGCAGACGCGGCCTCCGCTGCAGCGAAGGCCGCCCAGGCTGACGCGCAGAAAGCTCAGGCGGACTACTCGGCGCTCAAAGCGAAGCAGGACGCGTCCGCGGCCGACATCCTCGCCGCGAAGCAGAAGGCCGACGGTGCTGCCGCCGCCGCCCAGGGCGCCGCCGAGAAGGCCGACAAGGCCGCCGCCGACGCCCTCGGCGCTCGCAACGCCGCAGACCAGGCGTCCGCGAAGATGTCATCCCTGGACGGGAGGGTCACGATAGCCGCCCGCACGCCGCTGCCCGCTGACGGGCAGGGCAAGTCTGTCGGGTCGCTGTGGTGGGTGCAGGGCGCCGACGGGAAGCTCGGCCAGGCGTTCGTATGGAACGGCACCGTATGGCGGCTGTCCCAGGCGGGCACCAACTTCATCGGCGACAAGGCGATCGGTTCCGCGCAGATCGGTGACGCTGCGATCGGTTCCGCGCAGATCGCTGACGCGTCTATCACTGACGCGAAGATCGGCGGTCTGTCGGTGTCGAAGTTGATGGTGACCGGTGGGGCGAAGATGCCGCGGGCTGTGATCGACGTGATCACGTCCGACTCGGCATTCCTCGGTGCGGTGGCCGCGCATTCCGTGTCGGTGGACCCGGAGAACATGGTGCGGGAGCCGCTGTTCGCGTCCTCGCCGTCGTCCGCGTGGACGGTGTCGGACACGAAAGCGGTCACGTTGGCGGCTACTGTGTCTGGTGCGCCGGGAGTGTTGGCGACTGGCGTCCGGTTCGTGAACGCCGCTGGTGCGAAGACGTGGGCGCAAGTGACGCAGAAGGTCACGCTCCCCGCGGGGAAGCGCTGGGTGCTGCGGATGACATACCGGTACAACAGTGGCAACACTGGCACGCTGGTCGCGACGGCCGCAGCGAAGGAAATCTGCCGTCCCGTGTACAAGGCCAACGATTACGGGTGGAGGACCGAGGAGTGGTCGTGGACGCCTGATGTTGGTGTCACGTCGACCATGTTCCAGCTGTCCGCTACGGCGGGCTGCCGCGCCGAGGTTGCGTTCGTATCGCTTACGGAGGCGGTGGGTGCTACGAAGTTGGCGCCGGGCAGTGTCACGTCGGATGCGATCTACGCGTCGAAGGAGTTGTGGGCGAAGCTGGCGG